GTACTAATTACTGACTTGGCAACTAACCAAGTAATCTATAACTTTTCTGATCCAAACTTAAAAACTACATCTTATGTTGTTGGTCCAGATGTTAACGGTCTATTTGCAGCTGCTAATGCCACAACAATTACCACAATAACATTAAACTATAACACTACGGCTCTAACAGCAACAGATAAGTTACAAATTATTGTTGATGAATATGATGAGAAGTTTTCTCCATCTGAAACATATCTAGACCCAATCAATAAATTACGTACATCACAACCACAATCTTTGATTGATACTGACTATGAGTATTCAATTCAGACAACTAAGTGGGAACAATTATCTTTATTAAATAATCGTCCGTTTGCATATTATGTTACTTCAACTGGTAGTTTAGGTGTTATTGATATTCAAGCAACTACTGGTTCAAGAAGTTATACTGCAAACGTTGGTACAGCAAATAGCGTTGCAGTTGGTACACCAGTTGTTATTTTAGATTCATTGTATGCTGGTGCTGACGGCCTTTATATCGTAGATTCTAATAACCAAGTTACTGGTGCTAATACATTTACATATACTGGTAAATATTTCTTTACAGGTGCATCAGGTTCAATATACAATAACGGTGTAACAATTGGTTATCAAGGCGGTGTCTTTAGTAATGCCGCTATTGCAATGTCTTCCGCATCTGTTGGTTCAGGTGCTACTGCTAACGTAGTTACAGTTGTTACAACAGGTAATCACGGTTTCTTAGTTGGTAATGAAATTGCATTAACTGGTGCAAGTACAGCAAACGGTTCTTGGACAGTATGTACAGTTGTTTCACCAACAGTATTTCAATTCAATACAACAGGTGTTTACACACCAACAACTGGTGCAATTACATTAACTAATGCCAGTTTATATGCAAGACCATCAGGTCTAGCCGTACATCGTGCATTTGACGGTGGTGTTCGTTTCTCAACAAACTCATCTTCTCACAATCACCAATACATTCGACAGACTCGTAGATATTTCCGTTACCAATCTGGTAAAGGTATTCAAATGTCTACTGGTACAGTATTGAAATCACAATTCAACTTAGATGGTATTACATCTTCAGGAACAACAGTAACAGTAACAACAAAAGATCCGCATAACATTTATGCTACAATGACCGTATACATTTCCGGATGTAACGAAACTGCATACAACGGAAACTTTACAGTTACTAACGTATTAAATCCATACCAGTTCCAATATACTGCATCAACAACACCATCAGCTACAATCGCTAGTGGTAACTATTACGCTTCTGCAAATACATGGTATAACGGAACAAATCGTATTGGTATTTTTGATTCCCAAAACGGTTTATTTTGGGAATATGATGGTCAGCAATTAAGTGTAGTAAGACGCTCATCTACATTCCAAATTTCTGGTCAAGTAAACGTAACATCAGGTTCAAACGTAGTTACAGCATCTTCATTATATCCAACATACTTTAGTAAGCAATTAACAACAAATGATTTTATTGTTATTAAAGGTATGTCATACCGTGTTGCAGCAATTCTTTCTGACCAATCTATTCAGATTCAACCGTCATATCGTGGTACATCGTCTACATCTGCTGTTGTTTCTAAGACAGTTGATACTCGTATCTACTCATCAGCATTTAACATTGACCGTTTAGACGGTACAGGTCCATCTGGTTACACAATTGATTTGACCAAGATGCAAATGTTCTACATTGATTACTCATGGTACGGTGCAGGTTTCATCCGTTTTGGTGTTCGTGGTCCTGATGGTAACGTAGTGTACTGTCACAAAATTATTAACAATAACGTAAACTATCTTGCTTATATGCGTTCAGGTAACTTACCTGGTCGTTATGAAACAAACACATTTAGTAAGACAACATTTATGACTGGTGGTGCATCAGGTGCTGGTACAAACTTATTAACTACTGACACAACAATATTTGTAGCAAACACTTCTGGTTGGCCAAGTACAGGTTCATTGTTGATTAGAAATGCTAACACAGGTGGTCTAGGTTATTCAAACACAGAATATGTAACATATACTGGTTTAACTTCAAACTCATTTACTGGTTTAGTTAGAGGTCAGGCAGGTAACTCAGCAATTTCAATGAACACAACTGCTAACAGTACCTTAATGACGCTTGCAACAGGACAAGGTACATCAGGTGTTCAAGTTGGACAAATGGTATATGGACCTAGTATTCCTCCTTCTACTTTTGTACAGAGTTTTGTTGCTAATGCAAACGTAACATTAAATCAGGCAGCAACGGGTACAGTATCAGGCGGTACATATCAGTTTATGCCATTGTCAAATACTGCACAGACATTCATTTATACAGCAACTGCACAAACAGCTATTGAATTACATTCACCACAATTTAGTCCAGAAATTAACCATTGGGGTACTTCTGCAATTATGGATGGTGGTTTCACAAACGATAAGTCATTCATCTTTACAAAAGGTATGACAACACCGGTTGCTGTTGCACAAGGTGCTTCACAAGCAGTTATGAGTTTCCGTATTTCTCCTTCTGCATCTAACGGTGTTGCTGGTAATGCATTAGGTATTCGTGAAATCATTAATCGTATGCAACAATTACCGTTTGAGACTGATATCTATGCAAACGGTTCTTTCTTGATTACTTGTTACTTAAATGCAACATCAAACAATGCAACAGAATCATGGACAAACGTTGGTGGTTCAAGTCTATCACAATACATTTTCCACAATCAAGGTACAATAGTATCTGGTGGTGAAGCAGTTTTTGGATTCTATTTAAATACTGCTCAAGGTACATACGCTACAACACAACAAGACTTGTCACAGTTACTTGCATTAGGTACAAGTATTCTTGGTGGTGGTTCATCAACGGCCGGTGTAGGTATCTACCCTAACGGTCCTGACGTACTGACATTCGTTGCAACAAATATTGATACTGCTACTCGTAATATTCAGGCAAGATATTCATGGAACGAAGCACAAGCTTAAGGGTTTTTAATGCTTACATTAACGCAAACACAGGTACTGCCTGCTGCTAATGATGCAACCACATTTTATGTGGCCATGCAGCCTACAAAAGCAGGATCAACTAATGCAGAGTATGTAAGCCCTCTTATTACTTTTGTTCCGCAATCACAAGCTTTGTCTACTGGTGGTTCATTACAAGTACAAGGTGCTGTAACATCAAATACTCAGTATAATTTTCCTGATGGTACACAGATTGTTGGCACAAGTAATTCAACATCTTCTATTTCTACCAATACACTTGCTACTTCAAATGCAGTCAATCAATCAGTAGCAACTGCCTTGGCATTTTCAATTGCGTTAGGATAAAAAATGGCAACAATTACAACAAGAGGTGACTTTAAAGATTATTGCCTACGTAGAATAGGTTTTCCTGTTATTGATATTAACGTAGACGATATGCAAATTGAAGACCGTATTGATGATGCATTACAATACTGGCAAGACTACCATTTTGATGGTTTACAAAAAGTTTATTGGATTAAAATTTTAACACAAAACGATATTAACAACCGTTATTTGGATGCTTCACAGGCACAAGATTCCGCAGGCAATACTTTAGAAATTGCTGGTATTACTCGTATATTTCCAGTTTCAGATTCTCAGGCATCCATTAATATGTTTGACCTAAGATACCAACTCCGTTTGAATGAGTTGTATGACTTCACATCTGCGTCCTACATCAATTATACGTTGACTCAACAACACCTACGCTCATTAGAAATAATGTTCACAGGCGAAGTTCCAATCAGATTCCAAAGACATATGCAGAGACTCTACATTGACTGGAATTGGGGCGACCAAGAAGCACCGGTTGGTACCGCAGTCATTTCGGAATGTTATGCATTGATTGATCCTGCCACTTACACATTGGTATGGAATGACCGTTGGTTAAAAGAATATGCAACGGCACTTATCAAACGCACATGGGGTTCCAATCTTTCTAAATTCGATAACATCCAATTACCGGGCGGTGTGACAATGAATGGCGAAAAGATTTATCAAGCCGCTGCGGAAGAAATCGAACGCCTAGAAAAAGAAATGGAAATGAACTACGGCGCACCATTAGAATTCTTTATGAACTAAAATGAAATGGCAACTTCTCAATACTTTAATAACTATGCCGCACAAAACGAACAAAGGCTCGTTGAAGACTTAATTGTTGAATCAATTAAGATAATGGGTTTCGATGCCTATTATTTGGTCAACAATAATGACCAAGCAAGAGACTTGTTATATGGTGAAGATCCAGTTAAGAAATTTGAATCTGCATATCAATTAGAATTTTATCTTTCTAATGTTATGGAGTATGGTGGTGAACGTGAGTTCTTCTCTAAGTTTGGTTTACAAATTAAAAATGAAGTTCAAGTCATTGTTTCTAAGCGTTCATTTACTCAGCGTGTACCAAATACTATTACAAGACCTCGTGAAGGTGATTTGATTTATATTCCATTCTTGAATGGTACAGGTGAATTGTATGAAATCAAATTCACAAATCAAACAAAAGATTTCTTTATGATGGGTAGAAAGTATCCATACTTTTACGAATTGAGCCTAGAAAAATTCAAATACTCACAAGAAGTTATCGATACTGGTATACCAGATATTGATATTGTTGTATCTGATGAAGCCTATTCTATTGATTTAACTATTGGCACAGGAACAGGTAACTATACTGTGGGTGAAATTGTATTCCAATCTTTAGACTCTACATATGCAAACTCATATACATCTGCAACAGTTAAGAGTTGGACACCAACATCAAATACAT